GAACTGGATGCAGATCAGCTTCAATGAGCAGGATGACGAGGTTTACCAGGTATGTAAGTCTGCACGCACATTGCTGGAGGAGTACACCAGCAAGTCGTTTGGGACGAAGACCATGCGTGCAGAAATTGAAGTGGATGAGGACTTTGTAAGGCTTCCGTACGGTCCGCTGCAATCAGTGGTATCAATCGTGTTGCATGTTGGCTTCGGAAATAACGAGACCCTTGTGGCTGGAACCGATTATGAAGTGGTGGGAACCAGAGTAAGGGTGTTACGCCAAGGGTTTATGACGTTTACCTGCCGTGTTGGCATGGTGGATCTTCCGGAGGATCTGAGGGCTGACATTCTCAGGCTTGGGGCTTGGATGTTCCAGAACAGGGGGATTCAGTTTGAAACGGGTGACGAGATCAAAAAGTATCCTGATTGGGCGGCGCTGGCTGCAAACAGGTATATCGAAAGGGTGATATGAGCAAAGGGTTTTTTATAGAGCTGGACGGGCTGCAGCCGCTCATAGCGAAGCTGAAAGGGATGGGTAAAGACATTGAGGAGATAGTGGCAGCAGAGATTGAAGGCACGGCCAGGGAGATCGAGGAAAAGGCGGCACAGAGGGTGCCAAAAGATACAGGAGGATCGGGGCTCGCTGGAGCGATAACCTCTAGGGAGGTAAACAAATTGAATTGGGAGGTGGTAGCGCAAAAGAACTACGCCGCCTATGTGGAGTTCGGAACGGGAGGGCTGGTAGATGTGCCGGCAGGGCTGGAGGATTACGCGATACAGTTTAAGGGCCGGGGGATAAAGCAGATCAACATGAGAGCGCGGCCGTATCTGTTCCCCAGCTATTTGGAGGAGACCAGGAAGCTGATTAAGATACTCAAAGAAGAACTTAAAGCACGATGAAAGATATTGGAGCATCACTAAGGACAATTTACGGCACTCTACTGTCCGCTATCACCTATGGGGGTAGTGATGTTCCTTTCTATGACCATGAACCGTATGTAACCACGCCAAAGAATTACATCTTCTTTCAGGGTTACAATTTCGGGTCAGACAACAACGATCAGCATTTTGTGAGTGAGGGTACTGTAACATTACAGGTTGTTACGAAGAGCAACATGAAAAACGATAAGACGGCGTGCGATGCGATCGCAAACAGTGTGCTTCAGGCGTTGCTGCCATACGTGGACAGGTTCGATGCTTATTTTCAAATTGAAATAACAGGGGCAGAGCTGCCCGGTGATATACATTCTCAGGATGGTACCGTACACATCAACAGGAAAATTTTAAACATTAATAACCGATTAAATCAGATTTAAATGGCAGAATTACAGGGCAAACTTCTCCCGTTAGAAGTGGATTTCACAGGCGCAGGCTCCACCTACAAGATCATGGTGTGCATGCAGAATTTCGACTACAACTTGGACGTGCCTATCGATGTGCAGGAAACTGACTGCGGTCAGATTGCCTCTCCCGGCGTTCCAGGGGTCAACGTAAACCTGACCGTTGTGGAAGAGCTGGCACCATCAGGATCACAGGCCTCTTTCAAAGAGGTGCATGATGCAGCACTGGCCGGAACGAAGGTAAAGGTACGGGTGCAGAATCCTGTTGTGGGATCTGTTCTTCTCGGTACCAGGATCTTCTCAAATTTCGATGCGTACTTCAGCAACGTAACACTCAACAAGCAGACCACCGGGCCTGTGAAGTTCAGCGCGACTTTGCAGAGTACAGGAGCAATTGACGGAACAGTTTAGTTATGATAGGATACACACAAGCTACTATCCTCGGGAAAGTCCGGGGTTTAAAATTCGGATCTCTTGCTGCTGAGAATATAACGATGGAGTTAGTGGCTCTCGGTGCTGCCACCGGGGGCAACTATTCCACGTCCATGATCACTGTTATCATCTATTGGGGACTGTATAACAACGCATGGAGCAAAAAGGAAGACATTGACTTCACATTCGAGCAGGTGAGCGATTGGGTGGATGAGAACGCCGGTAATGATGAGCTGGTTGAGGTGTTTGGCGAGATAGCGAAATGCTATGAGGCCAGCACATCTACAAAGCAAACCATTGAGCGGTTGGAGCAGAAGTTGGACGAGATAAAAAAAAAGACAGTGTTGACCTCGGAAGCAGGGCAGGATGGGCAACCATCAGGGGGTTCGCAATGGGTAAACTTGGATGGTCCATCGATGAGTACTACAGTACAACCTTAGCCGACCTGATCCTGGCATACCGGGCGTACAATGAGAAGGTGACGGACGAGTGGCGGCAGACGCGATTGGTGATGTTCACGATGGGGCGGCTGTGGGGAGATCCAAAGAAGCCGATCAACAGGCCAGAAGATTTATTCCCACTGCAAGGTGATGAGGTTGTAGGTGGTGAATTGACTAAGGAGGAAGTGGCAGAGGCACTAAAACAATTTGAACAACAGTTAGGGTATGGAGCAGTTTCTGAAAGTTAAGATAGGGGCGGACGTTGGAGATCTCACCAAAGGTGTGAATGATGCCAACCGCGCTCTTTCCAGCCTTAAGCAACCCGTAGCCAATGCAGGAGCCACATTGACCAATTTCAACAGGATAGTACAAGATGCGCCATTTGGTTTAATCGGTATCCAAAACAACATCGAGCCACTATTCACTTCTTTTGGTCAGTTGAAAGCGCAGGCCGGCGGTACGGGTGCAGCATTAAAAGCATTGGGTGCTTCATTGGTTGGTCCGCTGGGTGTTGTGGCCGGCATTTCCTTTGTTACATCCCTTACTACTACCCTGGTCCAGAAATACGGATCATTAGGTGCTGCGGTGGAGGCATTGACCAGGGCAAACGATCCATACTTCAAGCAGCAGCAGCAGATTGCCGCCATCAGGAAAGAAGCGGTGAAAGATGCCGGTGAAGAAATTGCAAAGCTTAATGTACTTGCTACTGTTTCAGCAGATACAAGCGTATCACTCGAGAACAGAAAGAATGCAGCCAATGAGCTGTTGAAGGTGTACAAAAAATACCTGCCGGCGCTCACTCAGGAAGCTATTTTGAATGGCCAAGCCGCAGATGCCATTAATAAGGCAAAAGACGCTATTCTCAATAAAGCCCTTGCCCTTGCTGCTGAAAAGAAACTGGCAGAGGTGGGTGCTAAGATACTTGATAACCAACTGGCACAGATCGACGCTGTGAACAGGTACAGTACTGCTCAGAAAGAGTTGAGCGATCAGGTTGCAAAGGCCAATAAAGAAGGTCTGAGAGGCCGTGAGGGTGTGAATACGCAGACGGTGTTCTTCAATACCCAACTGGAAAAGTCCGAAGGCAATTTGAAAAAGCTTGGATCTGAGGCGCAGAACCTGCAAAAAGAATACGATACCCTATTAAAACTTGCTACTGGATTTGCCATCAAAGCGGGTAGCGCATTTGCTCCTCCAGGTAAAGAATCCGCGCCAAAGATCACACAGGTCATTCAACGGGCGCAGGAGTTGAGGATCATCCCGGACAAGGTGCGAATTGATGCGAGTGAGACCACAGCAGATATTGAGCAGGCAAGGAATTTCCTGCTGGATAACGGGCTGAATATTCCGATCAATATTGACGTGCCACGCGAAACCTTTGACAATCTGGCGAAGCTCGGTGAAGCTGCTAAAAATGCATTTGACCTCGAATTGTACCGGGCAAAGGCTAAGGAGTTCAAAGCGATCCTGGCTGAAGGCCTCGCACAACCATTGGGAGACCTGATATTCAACTTTCTCGATCAGGGCAAGGTAGGCTTCAAAGAATTTGCTGATGCAGCCATTTCATCTATAAAGCGCATTGTGGCGCAGCTGATCGCTACCAAGATCATTCAATTGATCGGCAATCTGGTATTCCCTGGCGCGGGTGGTGTGATTGGCAAGGGAATAGGATCCGCAATCGGCAGCGCGATATTCGGCGGCGTAGTGAATCCGAACCTTTCCGGATTATCCGGCGGCGGGCTTGCACTATTTGGCGGCGTAAGTTTTGAGATTAAAGGGCCCAACCTCGTAGGGGTCCTGAATAACACTAACGCATCAATACAGAGGGCGGGATAATGGCATACGCGGTAAAATATCAGTACGATTTCAGGGCATTCCAAGGGGATAGCTGCACCGTTTACTTTTTCTTCAATGAATATTCCGGCCCGGTCACTGAGCTATCGGCAGGACCCAAAGGATTTGTGCTTCGCGAGTTCAACACCAATCAAGAATTTTTTAAGCATATCAGGGGCTTTCAAGCAGAGATGGAGATCCTTTCTGATGGGGTAACTATTGATGATTTCCTGACCGAAAACGAAACAGACATACAGGTGCAGTTGTGGGTGAATGGTTTCGTGTACTGGATCGGCTGGCTCATGCAGGACGATTTTCAGGATGAGTGGAGGAATAGCCGGCACTTCTTCATTTTGAGGGCCACGGACGGACTAGGCCAGCTCGCTACATCCGGCACCAACCCCAACGGAGGATTGAACCAGGTGGAGAGTTATTTGGTGTACGCGCTGGACGGCACGCCTCTAAAGTACCAAGGTGCCACAATCATCAATCAGTTGTTTTACGAGGGGATGAATACTGCGTCCAATGCAAATGCACTGGCTCAGGCATACCTTGACGCGAAAACATTTGAGGGTGACGGTGCGGAAAAGATCGTGGAGAAGATCAACAAGGCATACAATCAAACGATATTCCAGTATCAAGGCAGGTGGTGGATAGTGCGCATGGAGCATTTTCTTCACCCGGGCAATATCTCCGGCTTTGTCAAGAACTTCCTCAGCAATACGCCGTTCTCAAAGAGCTTCATTGTCAATGTTGGCGTTACCCAGGATATTGTTCCCATACAGCCCTACATGCAGAAGTTGTTCCGAAGAGGGTTCAAGATCGACAGGATCAATTTTCTTTATGAGTTTCCCAATGAAATCATCTGCAACCAGAGCTTTTTAAGGGGTGCCAGGATATTACCAACCACGGATAAATACTATGTGGAGTGTTGGACGCTCTACAGGGGCAATCTCGGTTCGTACAATCCTGGCACAGCTCAGTTTTACCGGAAAGAGGAGTATGATGTGGATGGGAATATAACAGACAACTATGTGGTGATTGAGCGCGATCCGGCCCAACCTCATTTCATGCGCTCCAGTGGGTTGATCATGAACACGGGTGATAGTATTCAGGTTGAGGTTGATTACAGAACGCAAAGGAACCCACAGAACGGGATATCAAACATAAACGTAGGGGTAGTACAGTTAGAGCCATTTGCCGGGACAACCAATTACACCCTTGACGATGACGGCGTATGGTACCCGACAAATCTTACCTATTCAACCAACGTTAAAAGTTTGACCCTTGCCCTTTCTGCAGGTGAGAGTGACGGCAACTGGAACACGTATTCCGTGAGGTCTAAAGGGGTACCTGTACCGGGAAAGATTTACATCCTGCTTTACAATGTCCACACCCTTAGAAACTCTGACGCTAATTTCAAAGGTCTTCAGATTACCATCAGGGAGAGCAACCGCCAGCTGGGGGTGAGTGGGGATTTCGACAGATACACCAGGCCGGAAGATGTGCGCCAGAACTATGAGGAGCAGACCTATATCGACGATGCCAATAACCGGGTACACAAGGGGGCGTTGTTTTTTAACGGCGAACTGACCGGCGACCGGTGGTTCAGGGGATCATTCCCATCCGAAAGGCTGACATTCAAAAGGCACAAAGCCATTGCTCACATGCTGCTGGACAGAAAGCGCAGGTACAAGATCGACGCGACCCTGCTGGGCATCATGTGGACAGATGGTGGGGTGCGAAAACCCATCGGGCTGATGAACAGGTTTGTGTTTACGGATGATGCGCCTGGCAAGCAGTTCATGATCCTGAACCTGAAAGAGATAGACTTTGTGGCGGGCACGATGAGTGTTACGCTGATTGAGACATGGGACAGTGGGGATGATGATAACCCGGCGAACTACCCGACGCATGATTTTGGATACATCTATGAAAGTGGTAATTAACAAGGTGTGTGTAATTAGGGCCTCATATATTCTAAAAGCAAATTAAATTTGATTATAGCAAATGGCTGATGTTGTAAATGGGAAGTATCTGGTTCTTTACGCACAGATCGGGGCCGACCTTCTGCCCTTTGCCTGTGCTAAGAATTTCGATATGGTCATTACCACAGAGGCCATTGAATTAGCACCCAAAACAGATTCCACATTCAGGGCTTTCAAGCCAGGGAAAAAAGATATCAAGTTCAACGGCGGCGGCCTTATAAAATTGGTCCAGACCGGGATAAACACCACGACGAGCATAGTAGTGGCGCAGCTTGCCGGGCAGACGTTCAAGGTTAGATTTTCACTGACTGACCCGCAAAACAATGAGGTGTATTATGAATGTGATGTGATGGTTCTTGAAACCAACCAATCAAAAACATCAGGCAGCACAGCGTCATACACTTTCTCATTGCAGGCGATTGGTAAAGTGACGATAGTGGGCGGCACAAATGTGGGCGGGGTATTCACTCAACAGTACACAACACAATTCGTTTAATGGCAACAATACCATCCATACGGTCCAATATTGCAGCACAGATCACCAACAGCTCTGGCATCAATTCCATTAGCGAGGGCGATGTAGGTAATAATGTGGACGCGCTTGCTTTAGAGGTCAGGGATCGCGGCATTGTATTCGTGGCCGATGATACCGCTGCGCTAGCCTATGACTTCACCGATAGCAAGATAGTCCTGTCACTTTCCAGCGGTAGGATTTTCAGGCATAACGGCACGTCATGGGTTATGGTGCTGGATCCGGCATCTGCTGCCGACACCTCAGCGCCATTTATCATTCAGGCGTTTCTCATCTCAAGCAATATTGTGAGGATACTGTTCAACAAAAAGATGCAGCTCACCAATACAACAGGCTGCTCTTTCTCCAGTCCTACGGGTAATCCGATCACAGCGTTTAGCGGATCAGGCACCAACACTTTGGATTTCACGCTTACAAATCCAATATCGTCCGGCACGCTTGTACAGTTTTCATACAATTCGACGCTTGGTGATTTAAGAGATACAACGCCTAACCAGAACGAGTTGCAGACGATTTCCGGTTATCTGGTGGTGAACACCTTGCAGATAACGAGCATATCGGAGCTGAGTGATGTGGGTAGCATATCAGGAGCTACCAATGGGCAGGCATTAGTTTTTGATGACACTTTAAATGTATTCATTCCCGGTGATGTTTCGGGCAGTGGCGGCGGCGCGCTTGAGGGTGTCCTATAAATTTTTAAGTATGGCAGAAATTAATATATCGCTAAAGAGAATGACCAATACTGGCGGGCTGTATCGCAAGCTCGATCCTGCTGCTGTGGTGGATAATATTTGGTCATTTCTGGACTCCGATGGATCTAAGGTTGAGATCGTAGACAGGAAATCCCCATACATAGCAAGGCTTGGCGGCGTGCTACCTGGATCAGATATGACCACACGGGTGCAAAATATTGTCAATCATGCCGATGTAAAGGAAATAGTATTCGATAGCGGAGATATCACAATTAATGGCACTTTAACGATACCGGACGGTAAAACTATTCACTTTAAAAATGCTGCACAACTTACGGGTACGGGTAACATTATTGTTTACCTAAAGGATCTGAAGTACAATATTGCAAAAGTATTTGCGGATTCGCTTACAGTTAAGATACTTTCTCATGGTGAGCAGGTTCACCCTGAAATCTTTGGTGCGAAAGCAAACGATTCGGCTTATGATAACGCACCTGCTTTTAACAAGCTGT